GGCTCTGAGAGTACAGGAGTCATTCCATTCATGAAAGTTGTGGACGCTGAGATGTTGGCGTTTTCACAAGGAGTAACAAGGAGAGGCAGCTATGCCGCATATTTGGACATATCTCACCCAGAAATCGAAGAGTTTTTGGACGTACGTAAACCTACAGGCGGTGATATTAACAGAAAGTCTGTTAATCTGCATCATGGTGTGGTTATTAGTGACAGGTTTATGGAGCTAATCGAAGGAGCCACTAGAGAAGAAGGTTTTGATGACTCTTGGGACTTGATAGACCCACACACAAAGGAAATAATTAAAACGGTCTCTGCAAAAACTTTATGGGTAAAACTCATACAGAATCGTGTTGAAACTGGAGAACCTTACATAATGTTTGGGGACACAGTAAATGCAGCACTACCAGAGTTTCAGAAAGACATGGGACTCTCAGTACATCACTCAAACTTATGCTCTGAGATTACACTTCCTACAAATGAAGGCAGAACAGCAGTATGTTGTCTATCAAGCGTGAACTTGGAAGAATATGATGAGTGGAAAAACAACAAAGATTTCATACCTGATTTGATACGTATGCTAGATAATGTGATCACTTACTTTGTTAGTCATGCGCCTGCACAGCTTGAAAAAGCAAAAACGAGTGCAGAGCAGGAGAGAAGTCTCGGATTAGGTGCAATGGGCTTTCATGCCTATTTGCAAAGAAAAAATGTTCCGTTTGAAAGCCCAATGGCTATCGGAGCAAATAAGATGATGTTTGAACACATCAAAAAGGAGGCAAAAAATGCGAGCAATCAGCTTTGTGTGGAGCGCGGTCCTTGTTTTGACGGATATCATGCTGGTGTGCGCAATGCTCACCTTTTGGCTGTGGCTCCTAATGCTAGCAGCAGTATTATCTGCGGGAATACTTCTCCCAGTATTGAGCCTTATAGGGCTAACGCGTTTACGCAAAAAACTAAGTCTGGATCTTCCCTACTGAAGAATGAGTATTTAGAACACGCTCTTCAAGAGTTAGACCAAGATACTGATGAAGTTTGGAAAAGTATCATAACAAACAATGGATCAGTACAACATCTAGATTTCCTAGATGACTGGACAAAAGATGTCTTTAAGACTGCCGTAGAGATAGACCAGCGGTATATCATTGAGATGGCAGCAGATAGGCAGAAAGAGATTTGTCAAAGCCAATCGTTAAATGTATTCTTTCCAGCCAATGTTTCAAAGCAAGAGCTGCACGCTATACATATGATGGCGTGGAAAAAGAAAGTCAAGACTCTGTACTATTTAAGAAGTGAGGCTATAAAAAGAGCCGAGACAGTCTCGGATGAAGCCCTACGACAATATATTTTTGAAAGTATGGATGAAGAGGGTTGCCTTGCTTGTGAGGGGTAAGCTTTGGACAATATGGAAGTATACAATAGGTAGTTTCAGCGACGAAAAAACAGCAGAGTATGACGATGTAGTAGCAATGCTAAGAACTGGCATTGTCTTAGTCAACTTTTTAACCTGTTTTTTCATCATGGCGAACGTAGTTCATAATTGGTAGAAGAAATGAGTTTATTACAAGAAAGAGAGTATTACAAGCCCTTCAATTATCCGTGGGCTTTTGAGCATTACAAAACGCAACAGCATATGCATTGGCTTCCTGATGAAGTCAATCTTGCAGATGACTTGCGTGACTATAGAGAAAAACTAACACCTGAGAACAAGAGATTAATAACTCAGATTTTCAGATTCTTTACACAGGCTGATGTAGATGTTTGCTGTGGGTATGCCAAGCACTACTTACCAACATTCAAACAGCCTGAAGTAAGAATGATGTTATCTGCTTTTGCAGCAATGGAAGCAGTACATCAAGAAGCATACTCATTGCTTTTGGAAACGCTAGGATTCGGGGACGAAGAATATCAAAAGTTCTTCGAGCATAAGGAGATGCTAGCGAAACACGAGCATTTGAGTGATTTTGGAATGAATACGCCAATGGATATTGCAAAGACAATGGCTATCTATTCTGGGTTTACCGAAGGAGTACAGTTGTTTAGTAGTTTTGCTATTCTACTGAACTTTCCTCGGCATAACCTTATGAAAGGCATGGGACAGATTGTTACATGGTCTATTCGAGACGAAACTCTCCATGTAGAAGGTATGTCACAGTTGTTCCGAACTTACATAAAAGAAAATCCTGACCTATGGAATGATAACCTAAAGTATGAAATATACTGTGCAGCAGAACGCACAGTAGAACTTGAGGATGCATTTATAGACTTATGTTTTGAAAACGCAGAAGTACCTGACCTAACAGCTCAGGAGATAAAAGATTACATAAGGTATATTGCAGATCGAAGGCTACTAGGGTTAGGGATGAAAAAGATTTTTGGGAGTGAGCAGAACCCTTTACCATGGCTAGACTATATGCTAAACGGGGTCGAGCACACTAATTTCTTTGAGAATCGTGCAACTGAGTACGCTCGGGCGAGCACGACAGGCAACTGGCAGGATATTTTCAAATGAGTGAAGATGGAAACCTAAAGTTTTATCTAACTGTAGAGGAAGTCAATGTTATTTTAGCGGGGTTGGGAGAGCTTCCCGCTAAACTAAGTATGGGACTTATCTCAAAAATAAAAATACAGGGAGAGAAACAACAAGAAGAAGGGGCTGAATAGCCCCTTTTTTATAGTGTTGGTTTCGTATCAGGAAAGTCTGACGTACTTGGCCAGTCTCTTAGCTTTGTGCGGTATGCAAGATACTTATCACGGTCAGGCCAGTCGGGAATCTGTGCTATATTATCTGTTTTCATCAACTCTACATTTCTCCACTCTCTAGCCACATCTTCCGCAGGTAATTCAACCGCACTGTGAGTGTAGCGAATTTCTAAGTTCCCCTCGGTTTTTACTATCTCATCCCCTTCAACAGGGTCTTCACCTGGATTTGTTAAATTTTTTATCTTCATACTAGACTCCTATTATTTTATAAACTATTACAAAACTAGTGGCTGCTCCTCCGGCTCTTCTCACTTCAAACTTATTATTAAATTTAAGGTTTCCGTGATTTAGATAAGTTCCGTAATAGGAACTATTATTTACGGGTCCACGAAATTCTCCAACTAAAGACAGAGGTGAAACAGTTCTACTACTCACTTCCCCAGAAGTTATTACAAGTACATCATCACAATAAACCTCCATACTCATGGTTTGAGTGCTGGTAGCGTTGGGACTGATAATAAAAAACTGACAAATTCCTGCGCCTGTTGCAACAAGTACAGAAGAAGTTCCTGAAGCACTTACGCTTTCATAGCTCTGATGGTAACCCGTACTAGTAATAAAAGATAAACTGGCATCAGACGCCTCAAGGCTGGTTCCAGAGTAAGTCATAGATTTCGGCACATCTGTAAATTTTTCGATAGAAGTTGGAGTCGCAACTTCTATAGTTTCACCTATTAAAATCTCACTTGAACTTAATCCTGTGCCTAAAAAAGCTTTAGGAGTAGTAGTTGGTTCTACGTCAACAACAGAACCAGCACTATTCACAAAATATTTTGTTCCTGCAACTTTTCCAGAAAGACCAGTTTGTGTAGCTCCCGATAAATTTACAACCATTGAGTTTCCATTGCTGGCACCTGTTTTTGCCATTCCAGTCAATGATCCAAGATCTAAATTACTAACTGCAAAGTCCTCATAGCTTGCATACGAGTATCTTCCGTTATTGAAATTATATGGAGTCCAAAGAACATCAGAAGTTCCTCCTATGGCAAATTTAGGATAAAAATAGTCTCGAATAGTATGACCGTATGTAATATTCATTGCTCCACTGTTCTGATAAGTACCTATAGTCTTGCTTGAAAAATCTCCTGAAATTTTTCCATTTGCCATTTGAAAGAAAGTTCCAGTAACTCCATTTGCACCTCCATTGTGGCTAGCAACTCTAGTGCCTACAAACACACCAGAAAGAGTACTTAATGGGAATATACCACATTGATCTGGAGTTGCAGTTCCAAAAAACTCAGATCGTGCTTCACCAAAAGTAATAGCAGACCCACTGTTGTGCATACCAACAAATCCGCCAAGACCGTTAACAATAGCTATATTTCCATTAGTATCCATCTTCATGTCAACAGGAGAAAAATTAGTCCAAGTACCAGTACTAGCACTATCTACACCGTCTGAGGTTCCGAAAGTTGCTGTATGGCTTATTGAAAGTCCCCCGCTGCCATCAATATCTAATGCAGTCACCCTATAAGTGTCTGTAGTAGAGTTCTTAGCAGTTAAAACAATAATTTGATCATTTGTAGCATCGTATACGCTCTTTACTCCGTAAGTTGTTCCACTATGAACATTCGTTCCAACTATTGCTCCAGTTAATACATCATTACCACTTCCGTTTGTGCTAAAATCTACTCTCGCTGTGCGAAAAGTGTTTGTAGCACCGTGACGAGTAGTTGAGTAGATTCTACCTGCTGCATCTTTTACAAAAGACTGATAATGCTGTGTTTCGCTAGTATCATAGTCTTGGCTTTTGTACACACTTCCAGATGTTCCATTACTCGTAGCCCATTTATAGTAGTTACCATCATCTGTTGACCCCGAGCCTTCTGTAGCGTAAATGAGCCAGCCTGTATTTACATGATCGTATATCATATCCTGAATCTGTCCCTGCTGTCCTAGATATACCATTTGGGTTGGAGTACCCCCTTGCCCATTAACACTCCCATTTGCATTCAAAACAGCTCCAGAAATATAGAAATTTCCGCTTGAAGTTTGATCCCAAATAGAAATCATTGCAACTCTATTTTGTGCAGTATCGGCTTTTAGCTTAACATGATAATGATAGTAAGAACCAGAACTATAATTGTCGTGATACATACTACTGGGTTGGGCTTTCGTAATGCTAGCAGCTTTTCCTGATACTGACGATGCTGTGCCTCCTGAAGCTAAAACTGGGTCTCCTGCTGCTACCGTTCCCTTCGCGTTGACAGTAATCTCGGTAACACCGCTTCCGCCCCCTCCTGAACCACCAAATTTAAATGTCATTTAAAGCTCCTTCCACCCTGGCGTACTTCCTACATAAACAACTTGCATTCCTTTTGTAGATTCAAGTGTACCATCCTGTGCTGCGCCTTCTATATTTGAGCCATTTCGTGCGATTGTTACTGTTCCCGCACCCACATTCTTTACTATAACTGTAGCACCTGGGCTTGGACTTGCGGGAAGTGTAATTGTAAAGTCACTCCCACTATTTGCGATTAGCTGATCCTTGTCAACAGCCGTATATGTTCCTGTCTTTATCGCCCAGTCTGTATACGCTCGTCCATCTGCTGCTGCAACTGAGGCAAAAGATAGAGTTCCCGAACCATTTGTTCTCAGAAACTGACCGTTTGAACCATCAGACACCGCTAAACGAGCAATGTCTATAACATTATCTTGGATCATTGCAGCAGTAATAGAATCAGTTGCAAGAGTTCTTTTTCCAGCAGGAATCTCATCAGAGGCTGCACTCATCAAATTTGCAAGTCTACGTGCTTTTGAAAATGCCATCTATCTCTCCTACGAAGGCTTAACTGGCCAGTCGTTATCGCCTGCTCCGCCTATATCAGGCACTTTAAGATTTGGCCAGTTACTATTCTTTGTAATATCTCGAAGTGCTTGTCTATATGTTTTCCACTCATCTGACATAGTTACATCACTATTTGCCATCCAATCTGTTTCTGCTAAACGTCTATTTCGTTCTATTCTGTTGCTTTCAGCCGTTGCATTATCTCTTGCTGTTTGAGCCGCTGCTTTTTGACTGTCATCTAGTGCTTCTATCTTATGTAGGTATACAACTCCCTCTTCTATATAAGGATCTACACTTGTGCTTTTTTCGGTCAGTCCATTATAACTTCGAAACACCGTAACAGGCAGAGCAGAATTTTGTGTCATCCAGTCTGCTGGAGGACCTGAAGCAGGAAAAGAAGTGTTGGGAAAGAGAGCCTTATGCTCGCCTACAGCTTCTACTTTATTATCTTTAATTATTGCTATTTGCATTTTTTATCTCCTAAATATTTGGGTGTGCTGCTGTAGGTGCAGTAAAGTTCGAAGTATAACGTGCTTTATGAGTAATACGAAAGTCATCTATGTATCCATTTAGCAAATATCCAGTTGAATACCAACCACCTATAGTGAGATTATTGTGAGTTCTATAGTCTCCTGTATAGCTGATATTATTTCCTATTTGAGTTCCGTCAATGAAAATTTTAATGACACCTGACGTTCTTACAAAGGCAAAGTGGTACCAAGTATTTTGACTTGGAGCCGCAACCGAACTCCCTATTGTAGTATTTTGGTTTTCTCCTGCCCCATAATAAATATGCCACTTTCCGGTTCCATTATATGTACCAAGTCCAGGGCCTTTTCCATCTTGAGAATTCAACCCTCCAGTATCAAACTGAAACACCCCTTGACCATTAGTTGCTACCGCAAGAAAATAAACCCATCCTTCTACAGTAAAATCTCCTGCCCCTAAGGGAACCTTCATCGGTGGGTGTGCTATCATTGCATAGTCACCTGTTTCATCAAATTTCATACTTGCTGTTCCAAACTTTTTAACGCTTGTGTTTAGTTGAGCATTCCCATAGGTTCGAAGTGTCTCTCTTCCTGAGGCATCTTTTGCAGCAGCATTCGTGCCACTTAGTAAAAGTCTTGTGTAGCTGCCTGTTGTAAGAGGCGCTGTGGGCACAGTAAGAGTCGAGGCATTTGAGTAAGGGTTGTAACCATTGCCTGTTGTAATTCTGATATCGGAAAGATGGCCACCATAATAATGATTGTTATAGCTTGAGCTTCTACCTAGTTGAAATCCAGTAGCCGCACTTGAATGAGCCGCCGCCGTTCCGCTGTATACTCTAGTTCCATTAACATACCAATTATTTGTGCCGCTTGTCACTTGATAAACAACGTGAGACCATTCATAAAGTCCTGGTGTTTCAGACGTAGCACCAGAGTTGCTGTCTAATGTATCTACATGATTGGTTAAACCAAGGTATCCAGACCCCATATTAGTCCATCCCCAATAATTGTTTCCCCCTGTAATAGCAAAAGGTAAATTAAAAGTACCTGGGTATAGATCCCCCATTGGGTAAACCCAAGCTTCAAGACAATAATCTGCCGTACCAAAATCAAATAAAGTTGAGTGAGAAACTGTTGCCCAAGAAGTCGAATGTTGAGAAAAATAAAGAGAGCCTCCATGTACCGCAGGGTCATATTCTGCACTATTTTTAAAAGGAGAGAAAGGCCTTATTTCTGGCTCACCCTCTACAGTTATCGGTTGGTTCGAACTGCTTTTATCTATAAACCTATTGCTCTGACAAGTAAGCAATTTTGTATTTGTTACAGCAGTTAAAGGTTCGGTCGGCACTGTAAAGCTAGAGGTATATAAAGCTGTTCCTTTGACAAATCTAAAATTTGAAATATACCCCTCAAACGGCTCTTCTACGGTTCTATTTCCTCCATTGCCTATGGCAAGAGCAGGATTACCTCCCGAAGCATGATTAAAAGTTCTATAAGATGTGTTTGTTGAATCTAAATTTCCATTTACAAATAGTCTAAAATCTCCAGTGCTATCTCTTGTAACGGCAACGTGGAACCATTCATTTTCTGGAGTTGCATTTGTAGAAAGGCAAACTCTTTGGTTGGTTATTGCGCCATAAACCCCAAGTGAAATTTTGTTGCCGTTGTCTGTATCGTGTACAAGTAACGCAATAGATTGAGCATTATTCCAATACGGCCCAATGTTCATTATTCTGCTATAAGGATAAGAATCTGCTGTAACAAAAGCCCAACACTCGATTGTAAAAGCTCCTGTTCCAAGAGCAAAATCACCAGAAGTGCTCGGACTGATCTCAAGTTCATCAGCAGCTTGACCCACTGGAAATTTTACTGACCATTTTCCTTCATCTGCAGTAAAAGGACTAAAAGTGCTCTGACCCGCTGTATTATTTGTAGTTACTGTAAGATTATTGCTAGAACTATCTATAACTGTTTCATTCTGACCACCATTAGAGCCATCAAAATTAAAAAGACCTGAAACCAAGTTAAAGTCATCATCTCCACCGCCTGCTCCAGCGGTACCTGCAGCTCCAGGGAGTAGTTTTTTAACAACAGAAGAAACCATTATAGCATATCCAATCCAGCAGTAAAGCCGTAGTAGTTACTTCCACCATCATGAGTAAAGAAAACAAATACATCAACATCACCAGCACCTGATGATAGAGTAGGCGCTGTGTCTCCTGGCCACCGAACTATAACGTTATTTGTGTCGCCTCCGGTTCCGTGATCAGGCCACGCAATAGTTCTGTTTCCTGTACCATCCTGAATAACTTTCAGAACAAAAGAAGAAACATGGCCTGATGTAGCATGGTTATTCCAGTCAAAACCGCCAGCATTAATATTTGATGCGAGAGTGATCTGAAAAACAGAACCATCTCTTACATCTAAAGTGGCGCTTGTGGATGAGATAGTCACATTAGTTGCAGCTTTTTCTGATACTGCTCCATCAATCTTAACAACATTTTCTGCATCGGAACCTATTAGAGTACCCGTTGTAGAAGGTAAAGTGAGAGTAACATTTCCACTATATGCACTGTGAGCGGGTGACTGTAACTGAACATAGTGAGCATTACTTGACTCACAATACAATTTAATGTTTGATACAGATCCACTATTCTTAATTCCTATTGAACCCGATTCCATATCAATGCCGTTTGTGCCATCAATACGAACAACCCCAGACCCGTTGGGAGTAAGAAGTATATTTCCATTTGATACACTTACAATATCCTGACCGTTTACATCTAAACTTCCACCCAGTTGTGGAGTAGTATCACTTGAAAGCTCTCCTACTATACTAGTTCCTGGTTGTGTTCCTATAAAAGACCCCATTATGTTATCTCCATTATCCCCAGAGTCGCATCAAGTGCAGATCCTGTTCCTGCCTTTACTCGCAAAACGTCCGTGGTTTCAAGAATATACTTTTGCCCTGATAACAACTCCAAGGTTGTTCGTGCAGGTATTTGAACAGTATCTATTACTTGAAAATCATTGTTTGAATCAGAGGTATCTTGCATTTGGACTGTTGCATTTACAGCACTCGCTGTCTTATTACAAAGAGCCAACCCAAGAATTACTGTTGTTGTCGCTGATGGAGCCGTGTATAAGTCAACGTAACTTGAATTACTCACATTTGCTGCAAAAGCGTTTTTAAATGTATTTGCCATAATTTATCCTAATGCGATTGCCAAAGCTGTGGCATCGTCTACTGTTGCAGGATTCGATGCAGCAGTAGCAGTAAAAGTATAATTTCCTTTGTCTACTGTAAGAACATCATCTGCTGCTGCTCCGTTTGTTAAAACTATCGAAGTACCGTTTGTTGCTGTATAATCCACTCCATTGTCTAGTAGTATTCCATTCAAAAAGACAAGTATTGCATTCGGAGTATAAGTAATTGAGTACGTAGTCTGATTAGAAGTGGACACAAACTCTGTCACATTCTGCGTACCCGCATTTAACGTAATCGACTGTACTGATGATGCTACTGGTGATGATGACATATTTTATTCCTATAATGTTGGCTTGGTATCAGGAAAGTCTGAGGTACTCGGCCAGTCTCTTAATTTTTGTCTATAAGTTTTGTAAGCTGCGTGCTGAGGGTGGTCTGTAATTGGGACAATCCAATCCGTATCAAAAAGCTCTCTATCTCTCCATGATCTTCCTAGTGTTTTTTTATCATCGGTTGTGAGAGTGGGAACTTCAGGCACAAACAGCTTATATTTTGAAAAATTAGCTTTAACAAAACTCTCTTCAGCATTGATAGTATTTATAACTTCATCGGCATCATTTAGTATTTGGTATATCATGAGCTATACTCCAAAACTTCTATAATTACACATCCAGTTCCTCCCTCTCCGCCATATCCTTTATAGCCAGGACTTCTTACAGAGCCCCCTCCTCCTCCACCAACAGAAGCTGCTCCTCCCATTGTAAATACGCCAGAAACGTTTCTTTCAGTGGCTGTACCACCGCCTGCAAAATACCCTGCAACGGGCGACACCACATATTGCGAAGCAGTATATCCATCATATATTGGTCCTCCAACTCCTGAAGGAAGAAGATTTCCTCCTGTTGTATATGCACCAGAGTTAGGTGTGTTGGCAGTAGAGGCTGACATATTATGCTCAAAGTTTCTTTCTCCAGAGCTATCCATTCCTAAAAGACTAATTGCACCTACACCATTATAATTATAAAACTGTGATATCGTCGTTCCAAAATAATAGTTTTCTTGGCCCAGTTGACGAATTGTAGCTGTACCACCAAGAGATGCTCCCATACTTAAGGCACCACCCGTTGCGCTTCCAATATCAAAATTACCTGATCCAGCCGCTGAGCTAACTCCGTTTGCCCAGAGTCCTACTGCACCTCCACCTGAACATCCATAAGTTTGAGAGCCGTCTCTACTATCTCCTGAACCTCCTCCAGTGAAGTTTCCATAGTTTCCACCACTTGCGCTACCACCTGAACGACCCCCGAAAGTATAGCTAGTTAAAGAAGTTTGTGATCCCGCACTTCCTCCACTCCCTGTCATTGTAGTAATTCCAGAACCAGCAAAAGACGAGTCGCCTCCAGCAGCACCAGCGCCTGCCCCTCCTGATGGGAAGCCGCCTCCAGCGCCTCCTGCTCCTACAGTAACAGTATAAGTTGTTCCTGAAGCAAGATTTAATAAAGAAACAGCGGTGCCTCCTGCTCCCCCGCCAGCTCCATTACCTGAAGTAAATGGGCCTCCTCCACCTCCACCAATCACATAAACTTTTGCATACATATTTTGTGCGGGTGCCCAAGTAGTACTAGAGGTAAAAGAAATACTCTGTAAAACGGATCTACTGGCACTTGCGCCTGCTCCTAATACTGCCATAATTAAATCTCGAACCAGCCGATAGTATCATCGACATAGACTAGCTGGGCAGAAGCACCTTGTGCAATCGTGCCGTCTTCTGCAGCAGAGTTAATGTTTGAACTGTTTCTTCCAACTGTCACAGTTCCTGCTCCTGCATTACATATAATTACTGTATTT